TTTTACTTATCTGTAAAAGTTGCGACAGGAATAATTGCTGATCATACTGGTTGGTGTTCATCATTAAATCAGTAATGTCTTTCCCGTCCACCAATTCATTTACAAATATGTGGTTAGAGGGATTAGCTTCTTTAAAGTTATAAGCCAGAAACCAATAGTTTACTCCGTTACCAAACGGATTGTGCATGAATATAATCGGGGTCGATGAATAGTATGCAAACATCTCTGCCCTTCCTAATAGATTAATCATTTATTACCTCCCATTGCCATTCGTTTGTTATCATCCATGATCCGTTGTTTATGACGACCTAAATCGCCCTTGTCAGTCTTGTCAAAATGTTTCATTGATCTTTTGTGCATAGCTTCCCTCTTCTGATTAGGGTCCAAGCTGTCAAATTCATTGAACAGCAATGTTGGCATTGTTTCATTCCTAATCTGAGTTAACGGTTTTCCGCATGATTTACATAGAATAGGGTCACTAGGGTCAAGTTGGTTTGTCAATTTATTGAATACCAATCTTACCTTAGGAACAATGACTTCCCCACATACCAAACCGCATTCTTCGTTTGTACATAAAAATCTTGCCATTACGTAATATACCTTTTACATAATTCGTGTAACTTCAAACGGTCTTGGAGTCCGTTCGTACCCCCATTTATTTTCTCAGTGATTATTATGAAACTTTCCGGAGTATCCAAATCGGCTATCACATTCAATCCTTTTTTAAACCAGAACCAACAGGCTGAACGGACAGCAAGTTCGGGACCCTGTAACATCTGAGGATTCTTAAGTAAATCAATACCAAAGGCTTTACCAACCCTGTCATAATTTGCTCGCCCTGTTATCTGAATTAGACCACGGCCTTTGAAATTAACACCGTCCCCAGCTTGAATATTACCCAGATCTTTTCTCCCTTCATAAGCTGCCCCAGAAGCAATTTCCTTTGAATAGAATAACTGCCCTGATTCATGACCTACCTGTGCTAAGAATGCTCGTTTGCGAACCGGAGTGGTTATTAAATAATAATCCATCCACTTATCGAGGAATGGTAAATACTTCATCCGGTTCACAAACATTGAATCTGGATAAATCTCTTTTAGAATTTCTTCTGTTAACATCTTAATTGAATTTAGCTTCAATATACCGGCTTTCAATCAGATTGTACATACCCTGAACATCTGAAGAAAGTATGTTACCATTTCCTGATACGAATTCTTCAAAACTCATATTAGGGTTCCAATTGTAGCCAAGGGAGATATCCCTTAGTTCTTTTTTCGTTAAAATCTTTCCCTCTTCCATTTTATTTGAAATTACGTTTAGAATATTCACACATCAATAATGCATCAACTTTACCATCGTGTGAAGTTCTGCACCTTGGTGTATCTCTCAAATCAACCGCAGGGAAAAGCCTTTTTGCGGAAATCTCAGCCATTGATTTTGTATCAACCACCATTGTCTTACCTGTTGATTGTTTCATCATCTGAACAGCAACACCCTCAAACATCTGCTTCTGCCACTTCTTAGGCTGAATTTTCGTGTAAGGAATACCGGCCATTACTAACATACCTTCAATCAATCCACACCCGAATCCAAATGTAAATGTGCTTCCTGCGGCAGAACCAAATATTGCATGAACATCTTCAAGGGTGCAATGCACATCCCCCAAATGAGATATATGTCCAATAATTGTAGCCAATTCCAGAATGTCGAATTCCTTCCCAATTTTAGGGATAGGGTGAAATTCAAATTCGCCACCATAATTTATACAGATGTACCCATCTTTCCCAGGATCAATCCCAACGAATGTCTTACCCATGGTTTTCAAGTTTTGAGAATTCAGCATTTTCAAACATTTCAGTTGGGAATTGCTCATGGAACTGTTCTTCTGTCATTTCGTCGCAAACCATGTTGTGGACATATTCTTCAGCCATTTCAAGTTCATTACGAAGCTTCAGGTATTGTTCCTGACACCAGATAAGGAATGATACTGTTTTGATATTGGCATCCAAACCGGTATCACCCTTGTACTCAATTTTTAAATCTTCTTCAGTCAATTTTTTCATATTCCAAAAATAATGTCAAGTTTCTCAATCATGTTCACTCTCAATAATTCGTCGTTGAATTCGAAAGTTTCAACTTCAATTTTATCCCTTGATGTATTAAAATATACATTCAATTTTGTTTTACCAAAGGGTAGGTATTTCTTAATTGTAGAAATCCTAAGCCTCGTTTCTTTAATCCTAATAAATTGTTGTGCCATGTCGTTTACTTATTTAAAACGATTTTAGAGATCCCTTTTTCTTTCCTTATTAATAATACGTTTCCACCAATTGAACGGTTTGTAACGTGTGTAGTGAGCATTATTGTCTTATTCATGTTAGATAATGACTTCATCAAATCAGACAATCCGAGAGCGTCGATCCCTTCACCAACTTCATCAGTAGCAAGGAAATCCAACCCACCGTACTTGTGGGTACTGTTAATCATACGTTGCAATGTTAGAATCATAGCGTACTCCATCCTCACCCTTTCTCCACCGGAGAATGTCCAGAATCCACGCATACGATTATCCCTTATAATGTAGGGGGTGATTTCTTCTTTCAAAGTTCCATTCCCTAACATCTTAATCCCTTCCCATTTAATCTGTATGTCAGATTTTATTTCCTGAAGGAATTTATTACAGTACCCTTGAATAATCTTAAGGGAAGAATTCGCAAGGAACATATTGAATTTCTTGAAATTGAAAATCCACTGGGAAGTTTCAAATATCTGAATTTTCTTTTTACGAATCGAATAATTGATGTTCCGTAGCTTTTCCCCTTCGGCTTTCATTTGTTTACGAAGTTCAGTTACTCGAACCATGTCGATGTCTTTAACTTTAAATTCATCGATCACCTTACGGATATTATTGATCTTTTCAACAATCTGTTTGCTTTCTTCGGTAAGAACTTCACTTCGGTTCTGGCTCTTCTTTTTGTTTGTTTCAAAAGTATTAATGTCTCTTTTGTCACTGAACAAATCAGTTTCAATATCCTCTATGTCCTTCTTGATTTTACTTTTACGTTTGATGATTTCAGATTCTTCTGCTTGAATTTCTGAACGCTTTCCTTCCACAACCTTGTACTCAGTGGTAAAAGATTCAAGCTGTTTAAATATTTTAGCAATAGATTCTTCAGTGGCAACCAGCAAGTTGCATGTTTCAACCTTAGCTGCTTTCTCTTCTTCAATATCAATGTCGGGGTCAGCAACAAGGAACCGATGAGAACATTTTGGGCACACAACCGAACCGGTAATATTGTTCTCAATTTCAGACAAAATGGCCTCAATTTCCCATTTATTTTTGTCTAAGGCTGATTGTTCTTTTGATGCTTTTAACCTGCCTTGAGAAACATTAAACAGCTCTTGCTCTACTGTTGCATATTGTTTTGTGAAATCATGTTCAGCTAATTTTTCAAGAGACTTACTTATTTCGGCAATCGTCGTTGATTTTGCAAGTATTTCAGATCGTTTCTGTTCGATGTCCTTATCTATTTTAATAATCTTAAACATCTCAGCTTGTATACTTTCACTGTTGTCGTCGAGATCCCATTTAATAGAAACGATCTGTTCTTCCAAAGCTGTTATTTCATCCTCTGCTTCTTTCTTCAAGTCACGGTGCAATTCAAATTTAACCTGATCATTCAATGTCCGGACAGTTGCAATGATTGATGTCTTGTTCCTGTCGTAGTTTTTCAAGTCCTGTTCAAAGGTATCTACATCTTCCTGAACAACCTTATCCACACCGTCAATGAGTTTGGCGTTACTGAATCGGTTTATCATTTCAATCTTCTCCCTGTTGCTTGAAGAGAAAAATGATTTATACCGTTCTTTGTTAATGATATAGTAGTTCTGAAGATCTTCCTTCGAAATTCCAATCCAATCAAGAATGAATCTATTACCATCAACTACAGTAGCGAAGGATTGTGGTTCATTGTTTATTGTTATTGAAAGTGCGGAACTCCCTTTCAGTTTAATTTTACGAGTGACCACCATTGTCTGTTTACGAACAGGACAATTAATTGTCAAAGATACGGTTGCTTCATCTTCCCCCCAGAAAATCAAATCAGCTTCCGAAGGTTTCTCGGTTGCTTTGAATGCAGCATATTCTACTGCTGATTGAAGGGATGATTTACCCGAACCGTTAGATTCCTGTGAATCCTCTGTTAGGTTCTCCCCCTGAATCAATACTGGGTCAAGTTCGAAGTCATAGTTCAATTCCTTAAAGGAAAGAAAATTTGACGCTGTTACATTAATTATTCGCATAATACGTAGTCTGGTAATGATGATTTAATGCTTTGGAAAAATGATTCTGCTCCAGCCATTGCATCAAAGTATTCTTCATGAATAGTTGGAACATCTTGTATATTAATAACTACACTGGGTTTTACCATGAGAATCTTTCCATTGATAAAATACTTGAACATCTGATCTTCAGGTAAAGGTCCACTATCAAAACAACTATTGCTATAGAACCCCGCAGGTGAGATCTTTTCTTTAAAAATTTTACGGTCAACCCAGCTTGGAACATACTCTTCAAACCACTTCCATCTTTCTGATTGGTAAGATTCTATGATACGAGCCCAAATTATCTTGTCGGTATTTATCACCAAATTTTTCATAGCCCAAGAGTTTCATAAATTTTAATTGTTATTTCTCTTAGCAATTCAGGATTGTCTTCCATGATGAGTTTCACCCCATTAGAGCCTTGCCCTAGCTTCGTTTCTCCGTAACTGTACCAACTCCCTGACTTCTTGATAATACTGAATTCTACAGCAATATCTACAAGTTCGGCAATCTTATCAATACCGGTTCCGAATTCAATGTTGAATTCACATTTCTTGAACGGTGGGGCAACCTTGTTCTTTACCACTTTAACCCTTGTCCGGTTAGCTGTTACCTCGTCCCCATCTTTTTCCTGTCCACAACGAGCTATTTCAAGTCTTTGAGAAGCATAAAATTTAAGAGAGTTGCCACCCATTGTTGTTTGCGGGTTACCAAACACTACCCCAATCTTTTCTCTCAATTGGTTAATGAATAGGATCACGGCCTTACTTCTTTTACAGTCCTGTAAAAGTGTTGGTAACATAGATGACATCAGCCTTGCAGCTAACCCCATTTTACTGTCTCCAGCTTCCCCAGCGATAACGGCCTTAGGTAACAGGGCACCTACAGAATCAAATACAATCAAGCCAACCTCTTCAGATTTTAAGAATTCTCTCATCAGTTCCAAAGCTGTTTCCCCATCATCCGGTTGGGACAATATAAAATTACTTCCAGGTTCAAACGAAATATTCACCCCAAGTGCTTCAGCATAATATACATCCAAGGCATTTTCCATGTCGATGTAAACAACCTTCTGCCCAAGTTTCTGAACCTCAGCAGCCAATGTCAAAGCCAATGTTGATTTACCGGAGCTTTCCCAACCATACAGTTCAGCTATACGACCTTTGGCAAATCCACCACCCATTGCTATGTCAAGCCCAATAGAACCTGATGATACGAATTCGACTTCAATTTTACTACCTACAATAATTTCTTTACCGAATCTTTTCTCGACATTCTTTATTACGTCATCTACTTTCATCTTAAATCTTTTTATTTAAAAAGTTTAACCCCTGTTCGAAGGACAATCCTTCTTTTTCGCAGAACTTTTTGAATTCTTCCTTGATGCTTTCCTTTGTGTGTTCCACAACTTCAGCAGATGCAGAATATTCAATGTCGTCTTCAATCTCTTTGTTCTTAGTCTTAACATCAATCCCGAGTGAAGTGAAATCTTCCTTCTTCAAGGATTTAAGAGCCTGTTCTGAACCAACAAATTCGAACCGAATGTTGTTTTCATTCCCTTTGTATTCCCTTTTCAGCTTATTAATCCCATCCGTATCCGTTTCATCAAGGTTTATTTTAACCTTAATAAATTCTTTGAATGAAGACCTTATCAGACTGTGAGAACCATCGGAATACAGAACGGTGAATCCTTTTTCTGAATTCTCACCGAAATTGTTCTGTTGAATAGAGGGTATGTGGAAGAAATTCTTTCCGATTTGTTGTTGGTCATGATAATGTCCGGAGAATACTTTGAAGAAGTCCTTGAACATTCCCGATGAAATAGTAGAAGATACAAGAGTGCCGTCATTATTTCTCGATCCTGTGACTGCAATATGTGAGCAAAATATGTGTTTTCCATCTTTTTGAGTTTCATGTGCAAATCCAATATAATCCCCGACAAATGAACTGAACTGTTCCAACCAAACTTCTTCCTCGAAGAACGGCTGCATATGAATGTACAATTTATGTTCAGGGAAAGGTATACCTCCAGCCAATTCAACTAAATGAAAATTGTGACGGCCTTTATACGGAGACAGAAATGATTCGATTCCGGTGTAAATTGTTTTATCATGATTACCTGGAATCAGCCAAAATTCTAATCCGTAAGAATCAATTAAATCAAGGATGTGACCAAAAGCTGTGAGAACATCTTCACGCTGGGCTATTCTTGAATCAAAGACATCCCCAAGGCACATAAGATATTTTACCCCAAGCGATTTAGCTAATTCGCATTTCTGTTTTACCAAATCGATTATTTGGTTAATGTTTTCTTTCTTCAGATGCCAATCTGTTGAATTTATTACTAAGGGAATTTTATTCATGGAAAGTTAAATGAAGGGGAGTTTGCTGTCCTCCCCTTGATTTTAAATTACTGTTGTTGTCTTCTTCTGTTACGCAGATTAGAAATCTGGCTGGATAATTCAGTTTCATTTATAGCTCCAGCTTCTGACACTGCTTCTTTTACCACGGGAGTCTGTTCAGGTTCTTTTTCAACAACCTTTTCAACTTTCTTAGTAACAATAGGGAGGTCTTCCCCTTCGGACATGATTTCGTACCATTTTTCAATTTGTACGTCACCGTTTGGAACCTGAGAGGCATATTCGTCGCCGAAAGTTTTACGGACATATTTCTTCAAAGCGATTTTCATATCCAAAATCGTCATTCCGTCTTCATCGTCCACTTCCTGCTCATCGTCAACTACAACTGCATCCTCAACTGTCCCTTTATTTACTGCAGAAGCTACAGCAGCTTTTGCCATGTCGGCAGCTTCATTCTTTTCTTTGAATACATTTTTGGCTTCCGGCTTCTTTTCGAACGCTTTGTCGATGTCCTTGTCGTCTTTTTTGTATTCAACAACAAGTCCGTCAAGTTCCTGGATTTCGTCAAGGAATTCTTCGTTATCGAAGATACCGTATTTGTTATCTTCGTCGAATCTGCGTAGGCCATCCAAAGCCATATCCCAATCACGAGAGGTATAAACCTTATTCCCCATGATTTTTGACAACGGTTCCTGACCAATCAGTTCTTCCAATTGTGCATCAGTTACCATTGTGCGGGTAAAATAATCATCCCAGCTTTCACGTTTAGCACGGGATGGTTCACCTTTGGTGATTATGTACTCCCATTTGTCAGTTACCTTCCCCTGTTTATCTTCAGCATGCTGTTTGGTTATAATAAGTTCACAACCTTCATTTGGATCGCTGAAAGGATCTGTTTCAATAACGTCTCCGGCTTCTTCGGAATTATTCAATTTGTCCATATCCCGAATCATACTGTCATACAATTCCAAACGGCCAACTTTACCATCTTTGACGGCATAAGCTACAAACGATGTCTTTGGAGAAATCCCCCAATTCCAACCTTTTTTGTCACGCCATCCGGTAATCGGGGCGAGGAATGTTGATTTTTTATCTTTCTCGGTGAATTCATCATTGGCACGTTTACGAACGTATTCAATGTACAATTCTACAGGGTCTTTGGGGAGGCCACCGTGCTGGGTTGCGCAGAAAATATTTTTATTCTTTACTTCTGTTGTTCCGGTGTCTTCTCCGTCTTTGTAAACAGGAACTTCACATTTCAGCATTGCTACTCGTTTTGGCAAGTAAGCTGCTCCGATTGTGTCTTCTGGGTGAGGTGGTAACATACGGAAGACGTTACGGCCTTCTTCGATTGTTAAGAAACCGACACGACCATTGTTATCGTATCCTGATTTATTGTTGGCCTGTGCATCTTTTTGGACGGCTTTATTGGCCGAATTATTTGCGCCCTTAAATTTTGTTCTGTCGAATGCCATGTTAATTACTTTTTAATTTCTGTAATGCTTTTTCGCTTCTTTAAAATGATGTTGTTTATTGTGCCGTCAATAAGTTCGGCAAAGAGATCTTCAGGAGTAACCCCCCTTACTAAATTGTTCAGTTTCTGATCTTTTGACTTTACTGCCCACCAAAGGCTTTCCACGATCGATACATTAAATTGTGCATTGATTACGTTTTTCTTTTCATTTTGGTAAACAGGGTCAATAGATACCATTTCATCCAGTCCGGCTTCAGTGATTTTTACCGCTGTAGCTACTGCTTCTTTTCGGAATCTTTGTCTTAGTTGTCCTTCATAAACTTCTTGATTTAGTTTCTTTTCAGCATAAATTTTTTCAGCCTGAGATTTCAAAATACCAACCTGATTCATGAGTGCGGAAATTGTTACCGCTTCCCCATATAAATTTGAATAGTCAATCGATAACAACTGATCGGTATCGACTTCTTCATCAAAATCACGGCTTTCTAATGTTACAGGCTTGTTGCCTAAATGAATTAAAGTTCTCATTCTTTTTAATTGAGGTATAAAGATAAATGTTTTATTTTGAATATAAAAATTATAATTAAAATAAATTAGTCGAGGATGACAAATTCACTATAATCATTCGTCTGAAGGATGTTTTCCTTCTTATAAGTGTCCCAAATTACTTGTCCGGAAATAAGTAGCAAAGACTTCTGTTTGTTCACTAAATCGTGCTGTTCTACCTTAGCATACTGTTCTGCCCACATTGTAACATTGATGAAAGTATAATTGCATTCCAAAACTATCCGGCACCATTTACCCTTCTTAGAATCTTTTACGACAACTTCCGTAATATACCCACCAACCTTAACTTTCCTCTTAGCGGTAGCAAACCCTTCACTTTGGAAATCTGTTTCATCTATTATCGAATAATCAGATTCAAGGTATCTTTCAAGCAAACTTTGATAATCGAAGAATGCAATTCCAGACAATCTTTTTTGCTGTAGAACCCACCACCAATCTTCACGTGTCTTCGACAAATTAGATTCGAATATGTCCTTAACCGGATCAATCTTTACTTTCTTAATCTTACGGTAAGTTTCAACTAATCTCCAACGGTCTTTATAGGTAATCACATTCTCAATATTATCGAATGCCCCAGCCATTATAAGATTCTCCACAATCTGTTTAGTGACCTTATTACCCTTGAATTCGTTACGGTCAATGAATTCCTCGAAGGAAAAGAATTCCCCACCCTCTTCTCTTATTCTCATCACCTGAGAGGCTGCTACTTCTCCAAGCTGTTTAATTGAAATCAACGGCCAATAAATTGTATTCGTTGCGAAGTCAGTGTTTACGTCTCCCTTAGATTTATTGATGTCTGCCGGCATTATCTTAATTTTTCCGGTTTTATCAATTTCTGATATGTAATTTGCGTGGTCTGCTTCCGCTGAAAATTTGAACGCTGTCGACCAATATTCAATTGGGTAATTAACTTTAAACCATTGGGAAATATAACCGGTAATTGCATAAGCCGCAGCATGGCTTCGATTGAACAGATATGAACTTGCTTTATCAATAACATCCCAAACATCTTCCGAATATTTTTGAGTTACCCCAAAGTGTTCGACATAATAAGGAATGAATCTTACCTTGTATTTTTGCAGTTCAGAATATTTCTTCTTCACCATAGCCTTACGAACGTCATCAGCCTCAACCAATGTTAGCCCCCCAAGAACCTGACAAATCTTCATGATCTGTTCCTGATATACAAATACTCCGTAGGTCTTGTTCAAAACACTTTCAGACCCTACATAATATTCAACGTCTCTGTCCCCATTCTTTCTTAATACATATTCATTATGGAAGTTATTTTCCATAGCTCCAGGCCGGTATAATGAAATCCCCGCAATCAAGTCTTCAATATTGTCCGGTTTCAAATCTTTGCAATATCCGGTTAGGCCTCTTGAACCGAAGTGGAAGGTATCCTCGTTCCAGCCTTTTGAAAAATAATCGTAAACTTTACGGTCATTTAAGGGGATAGTATAAATATTTATGTCCACCTTCTTATCTTTCCTTATCAGTTCAAGAATGTTCTCAAATTTGTCAAGCTGTTGAATCCCCAAAATATCTTCCTTTAAGAATCCGGCTGCTTCCAATTCAATCCCTTCCCATTCACTTACCATCTGTCCATCAAGATTTGCAATAGGCATCCAGTGGAACATATCCTTGTCGTCCGGAAGTATCAACATAGCACAGGCATGAATTGATTTAGCCTTAGGTTGGTGTAAAACAAGGTTCACTCCATTCATCAATTCGACGTTCTCTTTTATAAATTCCTTAACCCTTGAGGAACTTTTTGTTAAGTAGAATAAATCCTTCATCGATTTGACCGGAGGCAATAATGTTGTGATTTGATTTATTTCCCCGAAATCAATTCCGTATTGTTTACCCAAATCCTTTATCGAGGCTTTGACCTGTAATGCTGAATAAGTCCCAACACTACATACCTGACTATGGCCATATCGATTTTCGATATACCCCTTTATTATATCCCTCTTTGTCCCTGGAAAATCCGTGTCAATATCTGGAAGAGATTTAACAATACGACCCTCATTTAAGAACCTCTCGAACAGTAATTCGAACTCAATTGGGTTTAGTTGAATAATGTCAAGGCAATAAGCAATTAACGAGCCTCCAGCTGAACCACGGCCAATTCCGACAAGCATATTTTGGCTTCTTGCAAACTTGATGATATCCCACAGGATAAGGAAATAATCAATTACATCCCCCTTCTCTATTACTGCAAATTCAGTTTCAATCCTCTTCATATAAACTTCAAGATTACCTCCTTTTATTTTTGTTGATAATCCTGTTTCAATTAAGTGCCAAAATAGATCTTCGTTTGTGTCAAACAATTCTGATTCAGCATCGGTCATGCGGTATTTGGGGAGAAACCTTTGTCCTAACGGGACAGTGAAATTACAATTATCGCAGACGAATTGTTCGTTCTTTAATGCTGATTCCAAGATATTAATGAATGATCCATCTTCTACATTAAACAACAAATCGAGTTCCTGATAATAATCTTCTTTTCCCTTGAAGTATTGATTATCTGATTCATAATCCCGAACACCTGAAATAGCATTCAGGGTTTTCTTGATGTGGCTGTGTTCTTTGTCCAAATAAAATGCATCAGTAATTGCTATCGGAGCGAATTTACTTCGTACAAACTTTTTCAGGTTTTCAAGGTAATATTGATCACGATCATCTCCTGAATATTCAACGGTATCGAGTTGGTAAAAATTCATTCCGGCTTTCATTGCCCCAAGCCTGTCAAAATCAATTGACTTAGGATCAACTATGATAAATACATCCTGCAATAATTCAAGAACCCTACTCTCATTTATGATTTTCCGGTTGATGACATTCACTTCTTTATTCATCATCAAGATATTCGACCAACCATTTTCATTTCTGGCAAACACCTTAATATCGTATTTGAAATCTTCAGATTCACGGTAGACAGTATAAGTTGCCCCGAGGATTGGTTTGATGCCTTCTTTCTGGCATTCAAGCTGGAATTTCAATACTCCAGCTAAAGTATTTTTCTCACAAATGCCTAGGGATTTACACCCAAGGAACTTTGCTTTACTTACCCAATCATTGTACATACGGGAACCGTTCAGGATTTCGTAAGCACCGTGTACACCAAGGAAATTTACTGTTTTTAGCTCTGAAGCTTCGGAACCAATGTATTTCAATGGGTTCAATTTTGGCTTGTCATATTCAGCTTTCTCTTCCCAATACCATTCCCCACCAAAACAATAGGCATACCGGTCACAATTTTGTTCGTCCGCAATCAATACAAAATCCTTTGAAAACAGTAACCCCTCATCATCAGGTTGGACTAAGAAATATTTCTTTCCGGCTATTGTGACAAAATTATCAGAATGAGTTCCAATTTCCATTCTGTTATTTTCTAAATACTCAAGAAGCTCTTTCATTATTTCTTTATTACGATGTCATGATAACCGTCATCAATTGATTCAAAATTAAAATTTGGATGCTGTTGTTCTTCAAATATCAATAATGCAATATTTGCTATATCAACTAACCATTCCGCATTACCGTCCCTTTCAAAGTTATCCAACCTTCTCCGTATGCTTGCGCTTCTATCGTATGTTGGTTTACCTTCAGGAGTTGATCCGTGCCCCATATTTCCATATCTAAGGCACCCCATCACCAATCTGTTCCTCATCAGTTTTTCAAACTCCGGAGACCATTCAGATTTGTATAGGTCTTCGATATTTATTTTGGCCTGTGGCTTGTCCAAGTCAATCTCATCTACCCCAATTTTCCATCTCCATAGATTATCTAAAAATGGTTGACTATCTTTGCTGCTCATATAATTTACATTTTTCAAAATGATATTTTTTACAATTGCTAGTACCCATTGTCTTAAGACAATATGGGCAAGTCAATTTAGGTGAATTCTTTTGTGAAATTGAAAGATTAGCTTTATGCTCTTCACTTTTTGGCTTATTTAAAATCTTCCTTGTCTCTTCGCTATGGTGTTTACCAAAGAACGGATTATTTTCTCCAGACATTTTAATACTAACAGAGGACCTTAATTCTTTATTAGACCATGCGAGTTTAATAGATTCATTCCTTAATTTGATAACATCATCAGATAATTTAACCCCGAACATTGGATTATTTTCCCCAACAAAACTATGATTATCATTTATAGATTTTGTAAATTTTTTTATTATTTCAATTTTATTTGGATTGTTAGATAAAGTATCTCCACCTGTACCTCCTATTGTTATATTATACCCAACATCTAAATTAATTGAATCAAGTTCTTTTATCCAGAAAATTTCACGTTCATCTAAAGTTTCTTTTGTGCATAATTCTAAAATCTCACGTTTGAAATTTTCTTTACCGTGTTTCCCAATTGATCTCTTTAAATGTAACCCTGACCCTAAATAACCATCATCAATATCATTTGTTGAATGTTTACCAACATAAATCTTTCTATTAACAATGTTTATGGTTTTATAAATTATATGAAATTTATTAGTATTCATACGTCTTCACGAATTCTTTGACATGAGGGAAAGGTGTCTTTATGCTTTTCAATAAATTCAGACAATTGAATTCTACTTCCAAAATGTCCTTAGTCCGGTTACCCATTGCAATTTCTTCTTTGATGAAAATAAACAGATCCAAAATGTCACATACTTTGAACAGGTCATATTGCAGGCTTGTCATCCCACCTTTTAAATTTGCATCGGAATAACTATCCAATTGAAAATGCTTTTTACATACTTCCTCTTCAATGACTTCCCATGCATTTTTTACCGCTGGAGAGAAGTTCTTAATAGGCCAAGGTAAATCTGTTGTTTCAGATTCTAATATGTCATGATGCAATATCAAATCGAATACCTGCATGTCATAACAAACATCTTCCAAAGAAGCGAAATGCCTAAACAGCATTGCGACCATGAAGGAATGTTCAAGCAAATTGTAATCACGATTAATGAACATCATCGACAGGCGATTGACGTTCTTCATTTTACGATAATAACGTATGTCCATTTTTATTAATTTTTGAAGTTTAGGTGGCAATTATCATCTGTTTTACCCATATATCTACCCTTCTGTCCATTCATTTCAATTTTAGCTATATACTGTTTTACAGTAGTATCTATTTTTGTTTGGTAAAATACTTTTGAACCCTGATCCACCGCCACACATTCAGCATTAGCAAATTCTTGCCTAATATAATTTACCTTTTCGGGTACAAGATTGTTAACTTTCAATTTCATATCGAACTTGAAAAGTTTGTTCAAATACGGATTCATGAATGTATAATACCTTCCAGATTTATCCCAACGGTTTAAGAAAATTCGGCTCCAATCCGTAAACAATGGATTAATGAATTCCACATTAGGAACCTCTCCAGTTTCCCGTAAAGCCTGTTCGAATCTGAACAGTTTTGTTACTTCCTTATCCCACTCTTCGAATGACATAGGATTTTCATTTGGGTATTGCCATTTTCCAAACTTTGATTTATAATCATCTGGATTCTGAGCGGCAAATAACTGAATTGATTCAATTGTTCCGGTGTAGAAGTGAAGGTTCTTTACGAAATGATAATATTTACCTACAGGGACACCAATCAAATTGGCTACATATTCCTGCATGAATGTGAAGTTGAACACATTCACCGCTGATAATCCCCAGAACAGGTCATTGCTTCGAATATCAAGGGTAACATCAAGTTTACCGTCCCTCACGATGAAATTCAATGTCCTGCAGCAGGGAGTATCTTTTGTTTTCTTCAACGTACCATCCTGATTAAAATCATCTTTTGCTGGGTCATGGATAGTGATTTCTGCCTGTCGGGTATTGATGTCACGTTTGAAAGATTCGACCACAAACTTTAGTTGGTCAACTGTGACCCCTGTCCCAGAAATGACATTACGATGTGCCGGATCAGATATCGCATAATCACTTGAGAACCCACTGAATGCCCTGATTCGTGGACCATAAGCTGCCCGCATTGAAACTTGATCATCGCTGTATTCTTTCATTTGTTTTGAATACGCATTAACCAATTCCATGTGATTACACCCAGCAGCAATCCAAAGTGCCTCAGCAAAGGCAAGGTTCTTTGCCCATGAACGCTCCGGAATTGTAATATACCGGTCAGATGGATTTTCGATACAAATCAACACTGGAGAATAGATTTCCTTACATTTGAATTCCCGTTCATCACTTTCACGGATAATTCCCTCTTCCAGAAGCTTCCTTGATAACATGATCAAGGCAATATTCAAATTTTCGTACTTCAACATAGATTACAATTTATTTGTTATTTCATTAAATTTTTCACGGTCAACGGCCTTAATGAAGATGACATAAATTGGTCCATAAGAAAAAACAAATCTTACTCCCTCAATTTCATGTAATGAATAGTTTTCATGATTATTATTCAATGAAATTGAAATTGGGAATAAATCATGAATCCTATTGAACCTGTCATAATCTTCTTTCTCCCCATCCTCATCAGTAGTAATGATTATCTCTTCCGGTTTTTCTACTCCTAACAGTTCTTTTACTGCTTTCCATTCTTCACCATAAACTTCCATGCCTCCGTATTCTTCAGTCAACAAATCAGCATAAGTGCCTTTCCGGCCTTTCATCGGATTATCGTCCATCGTATAAATCATACTATAACTTTTAAATGTTTATCAAATATAACACTTATATCCCATAAGACAAAATTAATGAAACTATAATTTAATATTCCATTTTGGAGGGAACATCAAATCCATCTTTACTGGGTTCTCTTCGAACTTAGCCTTAATTCTTTTGCCATAAATTTCTTTTCCTTCTGTTTGAATTCCTGAACCTCTAAGATACTTGTCCGTTTCACAGAAACAATTACTCAAGTCCGGAGTCATTGGCATATGATTTGGTAACGGGTTAAACATCCCTCCAAATTCTTTTAAGAATTCTATGGATAATGTTTCAAAATTCTGTTGGACCCATTTAACTATTTCACCGTAATCCGGCTTACCTTCGATAGTGAAACACCTTTCTATACCTCTTTGGGTTCCAGGTCCAGCGGCACAGAATTCATTCTCATTGAAATTGAATAAATCAGTGTAACACAAATCCTGAGCTATTTGGTATGCTAAGAAGTCTCCAAAAGACATAACCCTCTTGAGTGTCATAAACAATTCCTCGAAACTTGTTGCTTTAAAACAATCAGCCATTATACCTCTTTCGATCAAATCCTTACGGAATATCTTTAAGTATAATACATATTTACGGTCTCCCAATTTCAGGCCATATTCTTTTAAGAACGCTTCATTCCTCATAAAAGGACAAGTCAGCATGTATGCATTAGAATATACCGGTTTGAATTTATTTAGAATATCCAAGCATTCAATAATTTCTTCATCAGGAGTATCAAGAGTTATATCCCCCAATCCAGAAATAAGTGTATCCCAAGTATTTGGTAGATTGTAATTCTTGTACAGAATGATCCTCCAGAACATATCTTCCTTCGAATATTCTTTCCCGTTGTAAATTACATTCTTCAATAGATATTGACTTGAGCGGTCTAAAACCCTATAAACGTTTGTAAATTTATGCTCCTGTAATATAGGATCCTTTGTAAACGGAGCCGGACGTCCCTGATAACGTTTCCAAAATATTTGCATACGTTCGTACACAAAATACATATAGAATCTGAAATTCTCGTTCGGTTTGAAACTATTCATGATTGAAAATTTTTACGCATCCACCTTTTCCTTTTCTGTAAACTTCTTTGTAAATCGCCGGATCGTTAATGTCAAAAATGAAATCACTGATCTTCCCAGGAACTACACGGCACATTGACAATTGAGTGCCCGATTTCTGTTCTCCTAAAAATTTGAACCCAAGTTTTTCATAGAACCCAACGGCTGTCTTTTCAGCAGATACTCTTAGGTAACTTATTTCACCTATAATTTCATTCAAGATAGTTTCGGTTAATTGTTTTGCATAACCTCTTTTACGGAATTCGTAGAAAGTGTGAATCAACTGGAGATTAGCAATCTTAGGATCCCTCTTTGATATTGTAACGATAATTGCACAGGCCAAACGCTCACCAACAAATATGCCGAAACACTGATCCCAGATGTTCATCATATTACACTTTGCCAAAAATGTTTTAGCGAAGCTGTCTTCTTTTAACCCTGTTAAATTTTTGATGAATACCTCTTTAGATACTTCATCCAATCTTACTGTTTCTTTCATTAATCTGCCTCCCAATATTTACGATTTTTACCATTAACTAATTCAACATGATGTTTGGTATTCAGCCATCCCTCTGCCTGATCTTTGTTAAATTGCATAGCTGGGAACTTCCAATCTTTTTCTTTAAGAATTTCGATTACGGGTTTCCCATATTTAAGTCCTTCAAGAATAAACCTTTCGACAAATTCAAAACAGTCAGACAATTCTTCTTTATCCAATGTCCCTCTGAAGCACCTGAATTCTATTGTTTTGCAGTTCTTTAAGGAATACAAATTTACCCCATACCTAACGGGACGAACAGGAACTTTACTGTCCTTACCACGTGCTAACATAGTTAGCACCTCTGGTATTGTGTTACATTTATAACAAATATTGTCGGCCATCCAATTTGGCATACGTCTTGCTCCATCATTCTTCAAGTATGTCTTTGCTTTACTGAAACCCTCTGGGATTTTAGAACCATCGAACCTGTAAACTTTTTCGAAAGTCAAGTCCTGATTTGTGTTAATATAATCAACAAGGTTCAGTAAAGATTCAATGTCATTTTCCAACCCTACAATATGAACATGAATATGGCTGTGAGAAGTCATACCAACATCTGGGTCTTGCCCCAAATTTTTAAATAAATCAATTATACGCATTATACGCTCCACTTGATCTTCTTTTGTCAATGAAGGGATTGTATTAATTTCTCCACCCACAGGTGGATTAATTCCCTTTGGGTCGGCAGAGATGTTTGCATATTTACCCCTCGTATTAATTATATCGGCCTCACAAAATTCCCATTTACCTAAATACTCAGGAAGTTTTGTTGATTTTATGACATTACTTAACTCCAATTCAAACCCGAACGTCAAATTTTCTTTAGTATACATATTCGATGTTTTTTATTTTTCCGGTTTCTAAAAATATTTCCATATCCTTTTTTACCACCCCTGTCCCCCGTATTGTCCGAGTGTCAAGAATTTCATTCCTCCCATCCCAAAGTAAATCCCAATCTATACCAGCCCAGCCATCATTCTGCACCACTGAAATATCCTCATATTGCCGGTCAATGTAATAACCAAGGTAACGTCCGTTACGTGTTCTGAAAGTCTTCTTGAAAGCGCACAACGTCGTTTCTAATAGGAACATATCACATTTCAGCTTTGGGAACTTTTCGGTAACCCTGTTGATTATCTCAAAAGAAACATTATCCAGAATTCCTGTTATTTCTTTATCCTTATACAGAGTTTTATCCCCGACAAGATTATCCAAAGCTGCAGCGTAGCAAAGTCCGTCCCTTTGGGTGTGAGTGTTCTGATCATTCAATAAAAGATCCTTTGGTTTTATATTTACGTCGCAAGTTTCTTTCAAAGTTTGCAAGTAAAACCAACTTGAATACCGGCCAAACTTGAAAAAGTTCTTTACAACGTAATCAAACAGATTATCGAAATTAGCCTCAGGGTCTTGGCTGAAACATTGTTTATGGAAGAATTCTTCTTGGGAATTACTATTCCTATAAATATTATCTCGATAGGATTCAAACATTTTAGGTAAATGACCCTTCTGCCATTTCTGATCAGATTGGTACCTCAACCTTTTATAGTTCTCATTATTCCATTCTGTTAGCCTTGTCAAGTCTACATTCTCGAAATCTGGGAATTCATTTGCTATTACCCAAGCTGTTGCCAACTGATAAGTATTGCCAAACAACCAAGCCATCCAGTAACGCTGTTCAATATTCAATTCCATTCTACGGTGAATATAGTTCATAAGGAACATTGCGGAATCACAATCATACGTCTTCAGAGACCATACGAAATACCTTTCTAAGTATTCCATACGTGTTTCATAATTCTCAATTCTGTAATCTTTCATAATTCAACCTTCCCGTAATATTCAGAACAATCTGTTTTCGTTTGGTTATCAACCCAATCCTGATCTGGTAATGATTTGAACACCCCTTCTTGATCTATAGAATAAATGATTCCGGCTTCGCATTTTATACATAAAACTGACAGGCCAAAAGTCCTTAGCAATATGTCCTTAGTTGAAGCAATGTAGTAAGTTCCTTCGAAATTTGTGTACCATAACGGCCTGAACCCATTCCGGAAGAAATAAAAATCTTTTGGTTTCAATACAATTGCTGCCACACTTTTATCCTTGAATTCATCTATAGGCTCATCGCCAGCTTCAATGCTTCTTAGAATTAGTTCTGAATCATTTCCAGTTGCACATTTGTAACCAAAATCCTTCAGCCAAAACTCCGGAGCTTCCTGCGAAATAACACCGTTATGCACAATGGAAACATCTTCACTAGAAATTGGTTGATTAAACCTAAGGTCAGAAGTTGAATACCTGCAATGGCCTATTACCCTTAACTCATCAGGCAATGCTGACAAATTAAAGGTATTGACAAATTCTTTAGCGGGTATTGGGAACTTAACAGTATGTAGAATGCCATCCTCAATAAAACTAATGCCGGTTGCGTGCTTTCCTCTTATTTGAGATTCCTCGAACAACCTTCTGATATAGAATAATACCGATTCAGACATTTTACCGTATACCCCAATTACTGCACACATTACTGGAAGTTTTCGAAATTGTTTATACTGACGTAATCGAAGTCTTTTGTGAACTTAATGAAATCATCGATGTCGGCTTTACTTGAACCAATGAATCTTAAGAACTTAACCCCCAAATCTTCAATAGGTGCATCGAACTGATTCACAAATACTTCACATTCAATATGTTTCTGATCTTCAAGTGACCAAATTGATTCTGCAATGAAGGATGAATTCTTATCCCACATTGTAGCTTTAGTTGGAACTTTACCGCTTCTGAATGTGATCCTATCGAGATAATCCTGTTTATCAGCGTAATTGTAATACTGAATGAAAATCTTTTCAAACCCCAATTCTTCATGTAGGAACTTTGGCCTTAGCCTATTCGTTTGTGTTACTCCGGCTCCTTCAACAAATAATGTGTAATTCTTATTATCCCCAAGAAATTCGCTGAAGTATTCAGACTTCATGAAACAGGAAGTTACAGAATCGTAACCCTGCCACCGTTCTACATTCCCAGATTTATAGAACTTACCAAGAAATACTAAGTTGAGATCTTTATACAAAATACCAACAATACGGTCTTTACCCTCTTTGTTGATATAATGAAAATCTTCGTGTTCACAACCTAAAAATTCAAGGTATTTTATAATCTGGAAAACTCTGGAAGATTTTCCACTTCCAGAGATACCCTTTACTACGAAAATTCCACCCATATTTATTTTTTTAACGAAACGAATTTTGGGACACGGCACATTACTTTCTTATCTTCCATTTTGATCTTGTAATATGGAACCTTCTTGTCGTTGTAGTTCAAGGAAACTATTGTCCCTTCAGCGGTAGTATTGTCAAGCTTCAAAACTGAAACGGCTGTTCCTGCTGCAAAATATTCGCCTGAATCTTCGATTTCAACTTTAGGATCCTTTGGAGGCTTTGGCACAGATGAAGTTGTCGTTGAAGGTTTTTCCACCTTGTCAACCGGCACAGCTAAGATGAGTTTCAATTCTGCGTCGCTCAATTTTGTGATTTTACGGGCACGAGTGATAAGAATAATTTTTGCTAAACCTACTGAACCTTTTTTGAACAGTGCCATGTGAGCAGTTACTTTTTCTGGCATAGACATGGTTTTCAATTCGGCCTTGTCCAGAAGTTCCTGTTCTTCTTTTGTTAATGGGGTTTCATCCTCGAAAACTGTAACACCACTTTCTTCAGATACTGGTTCAGGGGATTCTTCACCTGAAGAATCAGCTACTTCGTCCACTGAGGGAACAGGCTGGCCAACTTTTGCAAGTTCGATTTTACCCTCAATGGTTGTCATCCACTTTGATACATCCTGACCACGGTCGGAAAGAATTTGGACACAAGCACTTTTCTCAACTCCGGTCAATTTTTCAACTTTTTTTAACAGATCAGCAGTTCCTAATTTTTTGAATTTTTTTAATGAATTTTCCATTTTTAGCTTTTAAAGGATTTATGTTTTATTTTCGATTCAAATATAAAACTTATATTTGGACTATACAACTTATATCTGAATTATTTTTAATTTATTTTTTACCTGTATGTCCAAACCCTCCTGCACCACGGTCTGTAGATTCCAATACTTCAACATTATCCCACCGGATATGTTCATGTCGAGAAATAACCATCTGGCAAATACGGTCTCCGGATTCAATCTTGAACGGCTCCACTGACAGATTGACAAGGATAACACCAATTTCACCCCTGTAGTCGGCATCGATTGTTCCTGGGCTGTTTAACACTGATATGCCATTTTTCAATGCCAAACCACTCCTAGGCCTAATCTGTGCTTCAAACCCTTCAGGTAATTCAATGAACAGCCCAGTCGGAACTAATACTCTTTTTAATGGGTCAATCCAAATTGGGGCAACAATGTTAGCACGTAAATCCATTCCGGCTGATTGTGCTGTTGCATACTCCGGTGTAGGGTTTGTTGATTTGTTTACAATTTTTACATTCATGGTTTCTACTTATTATTGTTTATCTAAAAAATCTGTGAATTCTTTGGCATTACAAATCTGACCGGCAATCTTCCTCAATTGTAACCAATCTTTCATTCGGTTGATTGACTTCTTTTCTTTTACAATGTGGCTTACCGTTGAGATAAGAACCCCATCTGCAGTAATATCAGTAACTACCAATTCCTTTTTCACAAAGATGTCAACCTTTACATCATTCATCATAAATATAAACCCTTTCTCTTTGTAATTGAATTGAGTTTTAGCTGGAAAATCAGCTGCCATCCGGTTCATAATGTTCAAAGCCTCTTCTGTAGGGTTCACAACAATGATATCTAAATCCCCTACTTTATCAGATAAACCGAATTTATTAAGGGCATAAGACCCTGTTACGACGAACTGCTCACATGGCAGTAAAGTTTTCAATGTTTTAATGATATCTCTCATGATTTACAAATTATTAATAGTGATTACTGATATTCCTAATTTCTTTGCTTCTACGGCCTTATTAGAACTCATTGTTTTTTCGCTGTTATCCTTAACAACTAACAAAGTAGTGTTCTTAGAGACCCCAGACACCACTTCTCCACCCTGTTGTTTGATTTCCTGTTCTTGTTCCTTTGTTGGGCGACATCCGGTGAAACAAATTTTCTGGCTGGCATACTTGTCACCTGTTGCCACTACTTTTGGAGTTTCTATATAAGAAATCTTTACAGGCAATTCTGAGAATTTTTCACCCCTGTACCAACCAGCACGAAAGATCAATGCTGTAGTCTCTGCAACTCCGTTAATTTTAATCATATCTTCTATGTCAAAACTTTTCCCCCAGCAGTTGTCAAGAATCAACTGAATTGTTTTTTGTCCAAGTTTCCCAGCCATCACGTCAAGAGAATCAAGAATTTGAGCATAAGGTTTTCCGGTTGACTTTAATGTTTCAAATTGGTTTAATAATGATGCTGAGGATTTTATCCCAAATCCTTCAACTAATAACAGTTCTTCAACATCCAAATTTAAAATCTTCTCTATTGTATCAAACCCTGCATTGTACAAACGAATGATTGACGGCTCCCCGAATTCCTCAATTTCTAAAGTTGCAAAGAAGTGAGTTAGTTTTGCTATTTTCTTGTCACGGCATTCAGGGTTAGTGCAAACTAATTCAACCTTTGTTTCATCCCAACAAGTCTGGTGGTCACAACATGGGCAAGTTGCTATTTCGTCCATCAACATTTCCCGTTGATTCCTGTCTGAAGATATTGTTTCAATATGTTTAGGAATAACATCCCCTGAACGTATGATTTTGATAACTGAATCAATGGCGATTTTTTGATCAATAATGTAAGCTGCATTGTATCCAGTGATGTTTGAAATCATCACCTCTCCAACTTCTGTTGGGGCAATCTGAATTACCGGTTTTAGTTTACCTTGTTTAGATACTTGCCAAGTAATACCTGTAACAGTAACAACGGCTGAACCGCTCCATTCTGGGTTCTTGTATGCCACTGCATAAGCCGGATTCATGTTTTCTTCCCTACCCAATTCTTCTCTTTTGTCAGCATCATCAACATCAATGACAATTCCGTCAATCTTATAATCGGCTGACCACAGTTTATAAAGATCATCCAATTTTTCTTCAGTAAGAAGATTCAAGCTGGTGGGGCAAGAAGGGACAAAAATCACATTCATACGGTTCAAATCACTTAGTTGTTCACTTTTATCCACTCCATTCTGATCTGACCCGTAACGGATATAATCGACCTCCTGTAAAGGCATTGTTGTAATATCCCTGTTAAACAATCCGGCTACAAAGTTCCTTGCATTAGCGAACTCTTCTGAATATTTAATGAATGCCTTCTTAGGCATAATTGCTTCCCCGAAGGTAAACATTTCGCACAGGTCATTATTGCTGCCTCTCAATTTATTGAAATGCCATTTTGAATTTTGACCAACTTCACCGTCCCCACGAGTCCAACAATGTTTATTGCTTTCGTCTACCACAAGGGAAATCCCATCGTATTTCGGGGTCAAAATAAGTTTTTCGTGCTGTTTAATCCCTTTAGCTTTAGCCCATGCTTTAATCTCGTCAAGGGATTTGCATTTTTCAAGACTGAACATAGGAATTGGGAGTTGTTCTTTTCGGGAAGTTTTGCCGGCCTTTTCAATAACACCTTTTTTGAGTAAAAAAGATTCAGGGTAATTTAACCGGAGTTGATCGAGTAATGCATCATACCCTGCATCGTCAATAATTGGAGACCCTTCTCTGTATTTTCTGTTTGCTTCTTCTATAAAACTTTCGATTTGTTTCTGTGATTGCAGCATGATTAAAATTTGTTAAATGTTACGATTTTAATTTTAATAATTCAATTCTGATTCTTTTTAACTTCAGTTCATCTCCTTTTATAGAGTCAGACAAAAGTGAATACATTTTTTGCCTTTTTTGTGAAACAAGATTCAGTTTATCTCTTCCGAGACATTTCAGATAAATTCTTTCCTGATCCTCAAGGTAAGAAATTTTGAATTCCTTAGATTCAACGAAATCTGACCCAAAAAGTTTCTTTGCTGTTTCTATTCTTAATTCTTCGAAAGACAAGCTTGAATCCTTTAACCCCAATTCAGAAAGAAATTGAGAACGATAAGAAAAGACTTCGAAGAATTCCGGTAATGTGATGTTTGCAGTTAGCATAATGTAAGTTTTAAATTCTATTCAAATATAAAACTTATAATTGGATTAGCATAGTCTTTTCTCATTTATTTTCAACTATTTTTAAAATACTTTAGCCAAAGGTGAAAAAATCTTCAGGAAATAATCTGGCAGCGTTATTATAATGAACTGTATGTTCATCTTTATTATCATCTGCAATAACCAATATGCACTGATTCTTGTCATTGTTCAATACCACTCCAAGGATTGTATTCGAATCTACAACAAGTTTTACGGAAGTTCCTTTACAGAAGTAGTAGTTACGATCCCATCTTTCCATTGCATTCTTAGTAACCTCATCTTTATAGGTGAAGTTAGGTGTGCCGAAGTCATTCAAGAAGTCTTTAATGAACTTAGCTTTTACCAATGAATCATTGAAAATTGACGGTAGCCCATTCATAGAACTTATCTTTTCAATCTTCTCTTTCTTCGCCACACAAATGTTCTTGTAATTTTCAGCGAAATCTTTACAGTGAATCTTACTTCTTAGGAAGTAGGAGATGTACTCTAACTGAAGATTGTAATACAATTTACTTAGTGGAATGTCACGTGTCTTTTGAATAGCCATTACGATTTTATTTTAGAATTTATTTTTGAGGTATAAAAATACAAATAATTTTCTGCATTGTCCAATATTTTTGATAAATAGTTTTTATCCATATTTCCAGGGTCAATCTTAGGATCATCTATGTAACAAACGAACACCTCGAAATACTTTGAAAGTTCCATAGAATACTGTTTACTTTGTTGAATTGTCCCCTCATCGTACATCAAGTATATGGTCTTAACATTGCTTTTACGTAACTCATAAATCTGTGGTTCTGAAAATTTATTACCGAAGGTGAACAATACCTTCAATTCTTCGTATTCATTTGTCTTTAGGATGTTCGAAATATTAGTTTTATCAAATAAACCTTCCACTGCTATAACTGTGTGGGTATTATCTGTCAGTTCATCCACACCCCCTAAGATATGGTCAAAATCTGTCCCCGATGAATTCAAATATCTTGGGTGAAGTTTTACTCCCTCTTCTTTATTCTGCCTTAGGTTTTCTTCATGCCATTCTTTTGTTTGTCTTGAACGTGCCAGCCAACCTACAGTTCTCCGGTTCTGTTTTATTACGAAGATCAAATAATTGTGCAACCTCTTTTCTAGGAAATGATTTGTTACCCCAACTTCGAATTGTTCGTATTGATAACTTTCGAACCCTCTTTCTCTTAGGTACTCATCATTCGTTATATGTTTGAATCCCTTTGGCAATTTAACTTCGGGGAGTTCCTTTGGCTCATATTGATCTCTGCTTATCGTTTTCAGCTTCTTAGTCAGGCTAATTTCTGTTTCATATATAATAAGGTCACTCTTAGATATACTCTTCAAAAACTTAACTAAGCTATCAGAATGGCCACATTTGAAACAATGAACTACCCCTGTTTCTTCAGAAAATAGAATACCGAATTTACCGGCCTTACCACATTCAGTACATACCAAATCTGGAGATCTCATCCACCCTTTTCCTCCAAAGAATGTTAGCCCTAAATCATCTATTGTCTTTTCTTTATTAATCTTCATACATATAGCTGAAAAGTTTCATAGTAGAATTCTTATCGTAAAACTTACCAACATTGAATGCAGAGCATACTGGGTAGGTGGAATCCTTTACGCTGTAATTCCTGAACTTATCAAAGTGTATCCTCATCAGGTTCTTCTTCTGTTCGTCTGTAGTTTGGTTTCCGGTAAATACATACGAGAAAGGTTTGACTAACGTACGGTCACCCTCAGTATTATCCCTTGTTACTACCCAATCAGGATTGTTGTAATTTTCTTTTGAAATACTTTCCCACATTTCTTCTTTCACAACCCAATCTGGTCTCATATCACCCTTATCTCTTATAAGAAGTTCATCATAATATATCTTATTATCTTCTAACCACTTTT